CCCATCATGCACTTACCTATTATTCTACTACCTAATCGTAAACATGTTTTTGTAACACGCCAATTGTTTAATATATTATCTGGTCTTTCCCACTTACCACTCTCATCGTGCACTAATAGTTTTAGTTTTTCACCGTCATAGCTATTGTCACCTGTATTTTTCCAGTCTATAGTTGTATCTAAACCTTCTATTTCTTCAAGCTTTTCGTTTGTTGTAATCTTCTTTCTAGTGAACTTAGAAGCTGGAACTCTATATGCAAGCTCAGACTTTGGCCTATCCATACCATCTTGAATAGGGCTAAAAAAGAAAGGATAATTAATTGATATAGGTACAACCTTATCAGTAAACATTTTTTTAGCATCTGCACCTGTTTTAGATAATATTCCAAACCTTGCGTCTGTAGATATTGTGGCTTGATTAACTGTTTCAGCTGATGACATAAAAGAAAAACCAGATCTTCTGTTTTTAAGGTAACACATACCGTAGCATCTTTTATCTGCTTTACAAGCTTCCCAAAATATAAAGAACAATCTATTTGCTTCTCTAAAATCTGGTGCTCCTACGTCTATCTTACTCCATTGAAGATACATGTAATGAGTACCAGTAATGTAGGTATTCGTCCCATTATTATTAAACCAAAAGCCATCGTCTCTTCGTTTAAATTCCTCGTCAATGTAGTCGTGCCATTGAGCTTTGTTTTCTTCTGGGTAAGCTTTCCAGTCAAATATACTTTTAAGTCTTGATAATTCTTTAGGATATTCAAACCGTAACCACTTTTTTTCTTTGTTGCTATACACATCTTCAACTTTTGGTAAAGCAATTCTAAAGTTTTGTATTTCATATATCTGATCTATTTGTCCAGTTCTTGATATAACAACAACGTCGTGCTCTTTGTTGTAACCGTACTTCCACTTTTTAGTTTTATTAAGTCTACTTATAGTAGTTTTTTTAATAGGTTCTACTATTTTAAATAAATTCTGCTCGTACATTACTTAGATCTACCCTCTGCAAAACCTTTAAACGCTTGCTTCTCTACTTCTTTAGGTTTATTGTTTAACAAATCTTCTTCTTCTTGTATTCTATTAAGTATTTCAAACGCATCAAATATAGCTAGTTTTTTTGAAGCTGCTGCATTTTTTAACTTATCAGCTGTTAGATCATCTTCAGAGTCAGTAACAATAGCTTCTTTAGCTACCTTAATAAGCTCTTCTACAGCTTTATGCCCAGCTTGGATTATATTCTTCTTCGTTTCCTTGATATTCATATTTGATTGTAATAAAATTTGATAGTAGTCTATATAGTTTTTGACCATCGATAATAAACTCATACTCTGAGTTTGGTCTAAAACCTATTAAATCACCTTTGTTTACCGTACCATCTGTATGTTTGACAATACCAACTAAAGGTTTTTCTTTATCTACACTTAAGTTATCTGTAGATTTTATTGGAGCTACAAAGCAATATCCTTTTTGAGCTTTCCATTTAGTGTTTTTATATAAAAATATTTGATCAGGTTGTACTAGATAGTTTTCCTCGTCTATATAGCTTCTACTATTTTTTTCAATACCTTGTTGGTTGTGCCATCTTCTAAACACATTGTGATGAACTATAACTGTGTCACCAACTTTTATATCTGTATCACCAACTGTAGGTATTTGTTTTACTATAGCTTCTCTACTAACATACTTGTGATTAAACATTTCTGTATTAACTATTAATTCTTTGTCACCTATTTTTTTTGTGTTGTTATATCTAAGGTTTAAAGGTGTCACAACAAAGTTGTAAACACTCTTCATTAGTATTGTAAATTATATTCTACAGACACTGCCATGTTTTTATTAAAATCTTTCCAAGGCAAAACGTCTTTGTTTTTTTTAATATAAATACTAAACTTATTTTTCTCTTCTATAATATCACATATAGTATGACCACCATACACTTCTTGCCCTACGGCATAGTGCATGGCGTCATTCTTATAGTCTTTACCGATACTAATCTTTCTTATCAGTTTGCTCATCTTGAATATCTTCTATTGTTCCGTCTTGAATATTTATATTGACCTTACCATAAACCTCTTCAAGTTTTAGTTGTACTTTTTGTAACTCATCTTGCATAGATACAACATTATGAAGCATCATGTGTTTTTTAGTTTCTAAATTTCCAATTTCCATTTGAGCTTTATTTAATCCAGACACAACGTCTTGAACTTCTTTTAACTCTTCAGGTGTTATTGATTTAGGTTTAAGGTCTATTATTTTTTCTTTTTTCATTTTATTTAATTTAAGTTAATTGTTATTTACATCTCGCAGTGAAGCGTAATTTTAAAAGGGTTTGCGTTAATTAATTCATCGTCCTCTGCAATTGCCCCAACATTTGCAGCGTTTAATATAACATCGTTATCTGTTAATGCTTTTACTGTACCAATAGGAACATCTACATCCATAATGTAAACAGTATCACCAACTGAAAAACATAGTCTAGGATCTACAGTTTTAACTACTATACCTGTAGTTGCTGTAGCAGCTGCAGCGGCTGTAACAGCTGCGTTAGCTAAAACACCAGTTGAAAAATCCATTGCACCTGTAGCTATACCAGCAATATAAACTTCTTGAACACCAGTCGTTAGTGGATCAGAGTCTAACACAATAGCAGAGTGACCTCCATCAGCAGAACCAACAGATGATGAAAATATTGCACAAGAATCTGTACCAAAAACTCCATTTTCTTTGTCTATAGTCAAACCACCAATAACGTGGTTTTGTATATTTAAAGCAGTTGCCGTAGCATTTACAACTCCAATAGTTGTTGGAGCTATATTGTTAATATCTTTTGCGAATATAAGTTCTATGTCTTTAGCAGTTTGAGCAACACCATCTTCTCCGTTGACAACAACTGTTATGCCTGTTAGCTTACAACTTGTAGGTATTTCAAACTTAGTCCAATCAAACAACACATCATTGTTTGCAAAAGGCGCGTCGGTACCATTAGCTGCTATAACATTAGATATGTCTCCATTGACTATATCTGGATTTATTTTTATATTGAAATATTTTCCCATAATTTTTATATTTTTATATTTATATTATTACACGCTTTAAATTAGTTTTAAAGTGTTATTAGTTAAGGTGTATCAAGTATTTATTGTGAAGTAGTATCTTCCACGTACCATTCACCGTCTACATTGTTTAGTATTACCAATATCTCTTCATTTGTATATTCTGTTTTACCATTTAAAAATGAAGGTTTATCACCAGTGTACTTAACAAATGTTTTTGTTTCTGCTTTATTGTATCTTAACGTATCTGCAGATGTTTCTTGTACTTTACTAAAATCTACAGAGCTTACGTCACTACTTGTTATTATTACGTATGTTTTCATATTAAGGTGTGTCTGAGCTATCTATATCGTCGTTATTATTTATTGTTAAATTAAACGCTGTGTCAAGATCTGATGCTAGTACCTCATCTGCATCTTCATAACTTTCCATTGTGTAATACGCTACTATTCCTGAATGACGAGACTCATCTTTAGGTGATCCTGAGTTATATATAGTTGACACTTCAGATGCTGATAACACATCGTCAAATATAGCTATATCATTCATGTGACCATTAAAAAAAGCATTGTTCTGTATACTATTTCTACCAAATGTCATCAGAGCTGGATCTGCTGCGTCATTCCAAGTAGTATTTATAGCATCTGTATCTGTTTGCGATCCGTCTACGTACAACCTAACAATGTTTAAAGCTGCTGTGTTAGATCCAGAAAGCCAAGTCATTACAACGTGATGGTATTGTCCGTCATTTTCTAAACCAGTACCCGAATCAGCTAAGTTAGCAGTTCCCCCTAGCTTAACGTTACCTCTGATTTTACCTGCAGCATTTTGCCAAAGAATATTTAGTTGATTATTAGTTCCTGATTCAGCGGTTATTTGCCATATAATTCCATTAGAAGACATTGGGTCTAACTTAACCCATATACTAACAGAACCTGTTGTTTCTAACGCATTAACAGCAGGAAGATTACCACTTGCTGACATAAAGTCATTAGTACCATCAAAATCAAAACTTATATCGTCACTAAAAGAAGAAAGATCGTGGTCATAAGCATAAAACTCAGTCATTGCGTGAGGCGTGTTACCATCAGGTCTATCATCAGAAGCATTGCCAGTGTTTATTGTAGCTACAGTTCCATCAGACAATTCTTTAAGACTAGCTGTTGTTGTAGCACTAGCGTTATACGTGTTAGTAGCTAATTCAGCTCTAATACCAGCAAGACTTATTGTACCACTACTTGGAACAGCCATTGCAATTTTCTTTTAGTTCGTCTATTTGTTTTTGTTGATCTTTAATAGCTTCTATCAGATAACCTACTAAATTACCATAGGCAACACCTAAAGTGCCTTCAGTATCGTGTACTAATTCTGGTGCTACCTTTTGTATTTCTTGCGCTATAACTCCAGAGCTTTCTGCTCCAGTATCTTTTCTAGTAAAGCTAACACCTCTCATATCTAAAACTTTCTTACCATCTAAAGTTTCTATATTCTCTTTTAATTTTCTATCAGAAAAAGCTATTACATCTGCAGAACCTGTTATCGTACTACCTACATATAATTTTTTAGCTATACTAGCACCACCTTCACATCTTAAAGCTCCATTATCACCATTAGCACTAGACGAATCTGTTGCGTTTGTTATATCTATAACACCACTAAAAGTTTTAGTACCACTTTGTGTTGTAGTAGTTGATACCAGCATAAAGCTATTATCATTATCTGCTATTTTATTTTTAATAGCAGTTGATGTCATTATATGATTGTTGTTATCTGTAAATTCACTAGTATCGTCTATACCACTAATTGTATTACCATCTAAAGTAAAACCAGCACTTAACGCAAGTGCGTTAGTAATAGTAGCAACATCATCATTGTCTATAGATATAGCCATGTTGTTATGAGTAGTACTTTGTCCTATGTTAAATGTATCAGCAGTACCTAAGTAAGAAAGAATACCAGCACCAATACCAGTACTATCATCCGTAGCTAACGCAGTCATTTTCATTTTAACTACATTTGTACTGGTTGAGTTACCAACCATGTGAAGAGATATATTTGATTGGTTACCAGCTCCTTGACCTGTAAGAGTCATAAGAGCAGCGTTACTTTTATTATTTTCTACAATGCTAGCTACATCAGTTGCTATTTTTGATGTAGTTAAAGTACCACTACTAGGATTAAAAGTAAAACCGGTATCAGTTTCTAATCCTTGAGTACCAGTTGCACCATCAACAAACACAGGAAATATAGTTTCATTACCACTGTTGTTTGCTGTTATTGTACACCCTGTTGCAACAGCTGCTGTGCCAGTACACGAACCAGACGAACCTGTAGTATTAGCATTAATAACAGCAAACTTATCGTTGATACCAGCAGAAGTCATGATATGTACATCATTGTCTGTAAACTCACCACTGTCATCAATACCAGTAATTGTGTTGCCGTCTAAAACAATACCTGCTACAGCTAAATTACCACCACCAACCGTCAAAGTGTTAGAAGAGTGTGTTAGAGTTACATCTCCATTGTTAAAATTTATAACACTACCTGATGCAACAAACAAGTCTGAAAACATCAGAGAAGATGTACCTAGCGATACTTCATTACTAACATGAGGTGTTAAATCGCATATTAATCTCATATTTTATTTAATTTAATTTTTATTAATCTATTTTCGTAACTAGAACAATTAAGTCGTTACTTGCAGCCGCAACAGCTGTTGTTACGGTAACATTGTTTGCATCTGTTCTAAGAACGCATGCATAAACAGTTTTGTAATCACTAGCATCGTAACATTGTACTATTACGTCTCTAGTTCCTAACGCATGGTTTACAGTATAATCTGTAGCTGAACCATCACCATAAGCGTTTCTATAACTTCTTGCAGCTAAACCAGCAGCTGTAACAGCTCTTGCTGTATCAGTACCAGCTAAAGCTTCATCAGTTGTAGCAAGTTCAACAACACCCTTAGCGTCAGCAGCAGCGTCAGCAACAACAACATCAAGAGTGTTATCAGCATCTTGATATGTTACCACTACATTTGTTTCTGTATTTGAAGAGAACATTGCTCCAGCCGTATCAGATATAAACTCTGCAAGAGCTGTACCGTTAACTGTAATTGCGTCTGCTTCCATCGTGCCATCAATATCGGCATTTCCAGATACGTCTAATGAACCAGCATCTAACTCACCTGATAGTGTAACGTGTCTAAGACCTGTATAATCTTTATTAGAATCTAGAATTACAGCTTTACTAGCAATTGCATTACCAACAGCAGTACTTCCTAGATCTAAAGCATTTAATTCACCTACAACAGCCGTTATTCCATCTAAAGCATTCAGCTCAGCCGCCGTACTAGTAACACCATCAAGTATGTTCAACTCAGCCGCTGTAGAAGTAACACCATCTAAAATGTTTAATTCTGCTGCCGTACTTGTTACTCCGTCTAATATATTTAACTCAGCTGCAGTTGACGTCACGCCATCTAAAATGTTAAGTTCAGCAACTGTTGCAGCTATTGCTGTTGTGCTTGGATCAGTAGCAAATAAAGCTACGTGACCACTAACATTTGGTAACGTGTATGTTTTATCAGAACTAGCAACAACAGATTTAAGAGTTGCATCATGACCATCAGCTGCAGTACCTTCAAATATAACACCACTTGATGTAGTAACTGTCACAACATTGTTTGTTGTAGTTGTACCAGTAACAGTTAAGCCACCGTTAATAGTTACAAGTTGATCGGATAAAGCAATCAAATCAGTATCATCAGTATGACCTATGTTACTACCATTTATTAATACGTCGTCTATATCTAACGAACCACCAGATATTAAACCTGTAGTTGTTATAGCGGAAGACCCAGTGTTAATAGTACCAAAGCCACTAGTAATAGATCCTGAGTTTAATGCTCCAGTAGTAACAACACTAGAACTACCTGCTTTTATACCAAATTTTGCTACAATAGCACCAGAAGACATTACATGATCGTCAACATCGTTAAACTCAGTGCCTATATCAATATCACTAATCGTGTGACCACCAATAATGTAGTTTGTTGAAGTTACATTGTCTAGCCCTGTTAAATCTCCTGCTATATCAGCATTACCAGATATATCTAAAGATCCACCGTCTAGTTCTCCAGACAAGGTAAGGTGTCTAAGTCCCGTATAATCTTTGTTTGAATCTAAGATAACCGCCTTGCTTGCAACCGCCGTTCCTACAGCAGTTGAACCTATGTCTAAGGCATTTAACTCTCCTACTACGGCTGTAATTCCGTCTAACGCATTTAATTCTGCAGCTGTTGAAGTTACTCCGTCTAGTATATTTAGTTCCGCGGCTGTTGAAGTAACTGCAGTTCCACTTATTTGAAAAGCTCCTGCTGCATTAAACGCTTTATTAGCAGTAATTAATTCTGAAGAATTCGTTGTCTTAAACGTCATGTAAGCTGTATTAGCTTCTTCTATAACTAAGGATGCTGCTTGATTGTCTACAATTTTAATTGAACTTGCAGCTCCAAAGGTTAATGCTCCATCAGCTCCTGCAGATAAAGTAAGATCACCTGCAATGTCTACTGCTCCTGAAAAGTCTCCAGTTGCTGCATCTAATTCACCACTTACAGTAAAGTTTCTTACACCTGTGTAGTCTTTGTTTGAGTCTAGTATAATTGCTTTGCTAGCTACAGCTGTTCCTACCGCTGTGCTACCAATGTCTAACGCGTTAAGTTCTCCAACTACTGCAGTGATACCATCAAGTGCATTTAGTTCAGCGGCAGTTGATGATACATTAGTACCACCAATATCTAGTGTTGTAACAGATATTTCACCAGCAACAGTTAATATACCATTACCCATTGTAAGTAAGTCAGCATCAGCAGCTGTACCTATTGTACCACCGTTTTTTACTATAAGATCATCTGCTATTGTAAGTAGACCAGCAGAAGATAAAGTCATTTTAGGCGTTGATTCCTGAACACCACTAGCAATACCAGCAGTTTCAGATACACCAGTTGTAAATACTAGTTTTGTAGGATTTGCACTACCACTAAACGTTCCTTCAGCAATAGCTGTTATAGCAGCGGCAACAGTAGCACCGTCAGTACCATCTGAATCACCAGCAGCAAACTCAATTGCAGCAAGAGCATCTCCATCAACAACTGCATTTTCTTCAGACTTAAGTTGAAGCACAATAGGCTTATTATCTGAACCAGCTGATCCAGCATGCGTAAGAGTAAGACCTTGGTTATGAACATGTGTTAAAGTTACGTCTTTATTAGCACCAAAATGAATTACAGATGCATCAGATAGTAATATTAAATCATCTCCAACAACAGCATCTAGCTTAACTGATAAACCACCATCAGTTTGTAGTGAACCATCTGTAGTACTAGTAGCAGCTGTAGTATCATCTGTTTTTAGTATTCCAGAGAAAACACCTGTAGAAGCAGTTAAAGCCGCTGTAGCAAAAGTACCACCAGCAATTGTTAAAGCATTTGAACTATGTGTTGCGGTAACATCACCGTTGTTAAAGTTTATTACAGCTCCAGAAGCTAAGAATAAATCAGACCAACGTTGATTAGCATCTCCAAGTGCAGTATTGTTATCAGCACCAGGTGCAACTACATTAGCTTGAATAATCATTTCATTCGCGTTGTTTGCGTAAAAATGAATTTCATTTGCAGTTTCAAAATCTATTTTTGTTTGATCATCTTCACCTATCTTAATATCTGTTGCCAGTAAAGATGTGATTGAAGTCACAGCTCCAGAAGAAGCCATAACAGGTGATATAAAAGCTGTTCCATTATGGAACTTTAGTAAATTATCATCACCATCGTAAAAAATCATACCGGCTTCTCCAGTAGGATCAGATCCAGATAAAACGTGTAGTTTTAAATTCTTGATCTCGTTGTCGTTCATGTCTATCGAACATAAATAAGGTATTTCAGCCATTTGTTTTCTTTTTTATTGTTAATTTAAGTATGCCGTGCCTGAATTTGCCCCGGAAAACTCTATTGTTAAATTGTTTTTATCTTGATGCGTTACACACGCTTGTCCTATCTTTCCATTAGATAACTTTACAGTTACACTTGGGAATTTATTTAAATAATGAGCAACAGTCCAAGTTGTTGCTGCGCTACCTTGAGCAAACTCAAAGTTTTTATCTTGAGCTCCAGTATAAAACCCTAAAGAGTAATATTGACCAGACACTATATTGCTATTACCAGATACATATCTTAATGTTAAATCGTAAAAATTAGTTTCGCTAGAATCTTGAGCAACAGCCATTACCGTATAAACACCAAACTTATTCATATCAGTAAAATCAACTATTATTATTCTTTGATATAAAAATTCATTTATAAAATTTACAGCTGCTTTTGAGCTAGCACCATGAGGGAATTTACTTATTTTTATTGTAGTTAAAGTAGAAAAACCTGTTGAAGCATCAGAGTTAGCTAAAGTTATAGAACCAGTTGGTCTACCACTCAACCCACCAAACCCAGCATTATAGTAAACGTATGGTATTTGTCCACTTATTCCTGCAGCGTTCGTGTTTTTAAAAAACGTTGCAATATCTTGTATTGAAAAATTCTTAGTTGAACCGTCAGCATTAGAACCAAGTAACTTATCAGACGCCTCTACAGTAGTATCGGATGTGTAAGTGCTTATTCTAGCCATTGATTATATTTTTATAGTTTCTTATTTTTCAAAAGACATAACGAAAGTAATAGGTTGTCTATTACAAATTTCATCATCATCTGCAAGCGCTGTAGCAACAGCATCTACTATTATAGAAGTATCACCAGGTATTGATGTAACATTACCTATTAAAGCACCATCTGCAGCGATTAGTTCATCACCTATTGCAAACGAATGTCTTGGATCACCAGCGCCATCAAGTGTTAAAGTTGTTGATGTTGTCGTTACCGCTTGATTACCAGCTTGATTTAAAGTAACTGCTGTTCCAAAATCAAAAGCTCCTTTAGCTATTGCAGCTACATATATTCTATCAAACGCAGGAGAAATACCAGTTTCATTTTCATTACCATTTAACACTAAACCTTTTGGTTGAGATAAAGTTGTTGGTGTTATTAAAACATTTTGATATATAAGATCTCCATCATCAGTTTCTGCAGAAGTATCAATATATACTCTACCTATAATGTTGTTGTACCAACCTTCACCAGTAACTCCAGCATTTACAGTTCCTAAACTAATAGGTGCACCACTATCACTTCCTTTTGCAAATAGTAAATCTATATCATGTTGATTACCGTCAGCACCATTAGTACCTTTAAGTAGAGTTGTTATACCCATTAATTTACTAGCACCTCTTGGAAGATCAATTGCATGCCAATCAAACAATATATCTTTATCTGCGTAAGCTGTAGCACAAGTAACATCTATGTTTGGCTTTACTGTTTTTACGAAATATTTTCCCATTTTATTTTTTTACTTTTTCTAGTGAACGTCCGCCAAAATAAGCACCGATCACTGTTATTAATACTAATTGTAATAAGTCTGTCCATTTGTCTTGTACTTTAAAACTTATAGTTCCAGCATCGATAAATATCAATAATACTGTTGCTACAACTAAAAAGACTAAAACTAATGGTCTTATGTTTTTACTTAACCATGAATCTGAGTTCATGTCCATTTTCCATCTCTCTGTTACTTGCTTCTGCATCTCAGCTTCGTAACCCATTATCATATCTTTTATTTTATGCTCAGCCGCTAGCTTTTCTTCTTTAGATGTAGTTAGATTATCTAATACTCCTCCTACATTTTTAATAAGATCAGATGCTCCTGCAGATAATAATTTACCTAACATTAGTCTATTTTTCTTTTTCTTTCTGCTTTAGTCATTTTAGCAATTTGTTCTTTGCTATAATCAGCACCTTCATAAGCTGGTACAAAATCACCTTGACTTGGCTTTTTCTTTTTCTTGATCTTTGTAAATTTCTCCATCATGCGTTTTTTAGGTTTTGCATCTGGCTTTGGCAATTTTACCGCTTGATTACCAGTAGTTGCACCATCTTTAATCATTCTATCAGCATCAGCAGGAGTAAAGCCTTCTTTAATTAATTGTTCTTTACTTTTATGGCCTTTTACATGTTTTTTGAAAGGTACAGTTTTCTTACTTGCTTTGTTTTTTCTTCTGTCCCTCATTATTTCAGCTTCACGTTCAAGAGTTTTTTTATCTTTCTTTTGTTGATTAGTAGATTTACCTGAGTTAAACTCATCTTCTTTAATAAAAGACTTTCTTTCTTCTAGATCATTTATTCTCTCACTTTCCACAAAGTCAGTTCCAGCATTCTTATTTTTTAGATGCTTACGGTTATTTAATCGCTTTTCATCCGCTTTCATTTCTGCCACACCATCTTTACCACCGCCATAAACATATGTACCGTCCATCTCGCTTTTTTGTAGCTTTACGTTTTGTTCTGGTATTGGACCCTGCTGATCACCTTTAGATTTTTCATAATTTTTACCGCCTATTTTTTTCATTGGTGATTGTCCTTGTATAAAAGACATACCTTTCATTTTAAATGCCATAGTTGTTTGTTTTATTTTTTATTTGCTTTTTTTTCCCATGGAAAACCTTCAGCACCTTCTTGCATCCATTTTCCATTGTAGTTTATTTTGCCGTTTTTTCTAGCGTATTTTTTTCCATTATAAGTTATAGAGGCGTCATCATACTTTAACTTACCCATCTTCATATCGTTAAGATGCTTCATTTCGTGTTGTAAAACTTCTTTTTCCATTGGACTGCCTTTTTTAAGTTTATTACTTAAATATATGCTACCGTCCATATTAGCTTCACCCATTATTCCTGGTCCTAAATCTCTTCTTTCAATAGGTGTACTAGACTTGCTATTACCCATTTTTTTTATTGGAGATCTTAATTTTTGATTTGGTAATCTAAATGCCATATTTATTTGTTTTTAACATTTCCACCTTGCTCTAGCAGCTTTACCTCTTTCACCTGTCCAACCTCTAGATCTAGCACAAAATGATTTTCTTCTACCTGCCGCTTTACTACCAGGTTTTACTTTACCAGTTACTGCTGTTTGTAGTTTACTTCCTGGATTTTCTTTTTTGTAATCAGAAACTCCTTTTGAGGTCATACCTGCACCTTCCTCTGGTGTTCTAAACGTTCTTCCAGCTCCTTTAGTTGTTTTACGCATTGTAGCCGGGCTAGATTTTTTACAACTACCTTTAGCAAATTCTTTTGTTCCAGATACACGCTCATATCCACTCCAACATTTTAAAGGTGTGTTTGCTGGATTATTGTTTGTTCCATTAGCTGGACCATATCTTCTTCCACAAGAAGTTTTAGCAAAAGGATTATTTGTTTGATTGTATGCCATAATTATGCGAATGTTGAACTATATGAGTCTGATCCTACCGCGGCTGTTCTAACTGTAATAGCACCACATGCTGTTATGTCTTTATATAAATAACTTGTACCACTTGATAAATCATCAGCAACAACAACAAAGCCACTAGTTAAAGCGGGTGTTTTACTCATTGCGCTAGCTAAAGCTTGCATAACATCTTTATGTGTGTTTGTAGTGATAGTTAACACAACATTGTCTGTAAGTAGATCGTGAGGTTGTTTTACCATAATAGAAGCAGTTGCTAAATCTGTATCTTGCTGTATAGCTCTTGTAGCGGCTACTCCTTGTAGAAATTGTGATTTAAAGTGTAATCTTAAAGTTGTGTCACTTATTGGATAACAACCTAAAAAACTAGAAACAGGAAACATAGCTGACTGAGCTATATCATCATCATTTCCTATAGTAGCTTGTGTTCTAAAGTATAAGTAGTTTTCCATTATCTATCTTTATCTTTAATCATATCGTCTATAGCTTTGTTATAAACTTTGTCTGTATATGATTTGTTATTATAGAATACACTTCTCTCTGAGGTAGGCATATCTTCTTCACCTAATAATATTCGGTATATTCTATTTATTAATTGTTTACATCTATATGATGTTTGATACACACTATAGCCCACTTTCTAGTGAGCCTGTAATACTTAAGGATATTCATTTCACGCAGATCCTGCGCGGTTAATCTCAATTACTACTAAGCGTCAAGCGAAATAGTACAACTAACAATGTCTGGGTGTACAAAAGTCCCAGCCACATCATCACAAACAGTAATAACACCATCAGTGTTACCTGCTTTACCGTTGATAGCTTGAACAAGTCCCTTGAATACAGCTAATTCAGCATCAGCAGTGCAAGTTAATGTAGCAAATGTTCTTTTGTCTTCAGTAGCGTTAGGCCCTAAAGTGTTTTCGAAATTTATGATTACTGTTGCGTCAGCAGCTACTGTAATACCAGTCATTCTTGAAATAGGCATACACATAGCATCATCAGCAGCGTCGATAAAAACTAAAAATTTATCCATTTTGTTTATTTTTTTTATTATTAATTAGGTTAATTTGCGATCTTAAGTTTGTGGGTTTTGGTTTTTGGTTTATGTCTAATCTATCAATACCACGTCTCTCGATTGAATTACGTGGTAAAGTTTGTCAGAATGATCAATACCGTGTCCAGCGTGTTTATCGTAGTACACAATATCTTCATCGTTTATTCCTTCGACTAAGTTACCAACTGAAATAACTTTAGCCTTTATATACCTATTGTCAGCATCTATATTTTCTGTTAATATAAGTCCACCAACTGTTTTAGGTTCTATTTTTATTTTATCTACTATTACGTAATTATTAACTGCTTTCATCTACTCTTTGATTTGAGATTACACAATCTGCAGATATAATAGTAGTTACAACACTTACTGCATTTTTAAGTGCTGACTTAGTAACAAGTACTGGATCTATAATACCATGCTTAACCATATCACATAGATCTCCAGTTGTTACGTTTATTCCTTGACCAAGCATAGGTTCGTCTTGCTCTTCTATACCAGCGTTATCTAGTATAACATGGAAAGGTGCTTTAATAGCGTTTAAAAGTATTTCTTCAGCTTTATCACCAAATATTTCTTGTGAAGCATTAAGAAGAGCAACTCCACCGCCTGGAACGATGCCTTCTTTCAATGCAGCTTTAGTAGCATAGATAGCATCTTCAACTCTATCTTTCTTTTCTTTTAATTCTACCTTAGAATTAGCACCAACTTTAACAACTCCAACTTTTCCTGACAACATAGCAAGTCTATCTTGTACTTTTTTCTTTAAAAACGGGTTTTTTTCGTTTTTTATGGCTTTTTTCACGTTTTTTATACGTTGTGTTAAATCTTCGCCAAGGTCTATAGTAGTTATTACAGTGTTTTTGTCATTTGTAACAGCTTTTTCAGCTTTTCCAAGGCAATCAATAGTAATTAAATCCATATCATCACCTAACTCCTCGTTTATTACCGTTGCACCAGTTAAAAATGCTAAATCTTGAACTGTATCTTGTTTAGTAGGACCAAAGCCTGGTAAGTCAACTATATTTACCTTGATATTACCTTTTACTTTGTTCATCATAAGCGCTGCTTTTAGTTGTTGTTCAACTTCTGCAACAATAAGCAGTTCTTTCTTGTGTTTTATAACATGCTCAAGTATAGGTTGTATCTTTCTTATGTTAGGTATTTTACTACCAACTATTAATACAACAGGTTTTTCAAGTATACACTCATGTTTATCAGTATCTGTTATAAAATGTGGTGATGTTATACCACAATCAAACTGTACACCATCAACTACATCCACATAAGTTTGTTCAGTTTCAGAACTTTCCATAAAAACCACACCATCTTTACCTACTTTTTCATAAGCTTCTGCTAT